AACCATGTGCGTGGAGGAGGCGAATAATGAGCCGCGCTGATTACGCCCGCACGGCTAACCGGAGAGGATTGTGAATGATTAGGCATTTCCGGCACATCATCGTGATGTGGCTTGTTGAATTGGCATTTTGGATCATTCCAAAGGACGACGAGCCCGGGAAGCTGTTCATGGAATTTGCGGGCTGTTGGGCGTCCGCGAACGCGGAAATTCTGGGACGCGAGGTCCGCACGGGCGGGTAGCGGCATAACCATGAGGGACGAATGACGACGATAGCTTATCGCAATGGAGTGTTGGCTGCCGATACCTGTGTTTCGGTCGGGGATAGCCATAATGGCCGCATTGTTAAGATTGCGCGCCGAGACGACGGCTCCTTGGCCGGGGCCGCTGGTGACGCCGCCTATAATGCCGCGTTTTTGCGCTGGTTTAGCGAACATGAGCAGGGGGCGCCGCCGGAAGCTATGTCTAGTCGAGATTATAACACGTTTGACCGAGGGGTCATATTCCGCCCAGACGGAACGATTGAGGTTTTTGAGCCCCGCGGTTCGCACACCTTGGCGGCAAAATACTATGCGCTAGGAAGTGGGCGCCCAGAGGCATTGGGGGCAATGTTTGCTGGGGCAGACGCATTGACGGCGGTAAGGGCGGCTATGGCGCATGACGCACATACTGGTGGCGAGGTGCTTGCGGTTTCTCGGCACGGCAGTGTTGGCGGGGAGTAAAATTAGGAATGACAGCAGAAACCGACACCGGGATAACCTGGTACGTGGCCATGACAGGGCCACGCGAGGAATTCATTGCCGACGAGAACCTGCGCCGGCTGGGCTACATGACATGGCTGCCCCATGAGCGCATCCGTCGCCGCCGCAAGCTGCCCAACGTGGACAGGTTCCGTATCGACTGGGTGAACGAGCCGCATTTCCCGCGCTATCTGTTCGTAGCCCTACGGAAGCCCACGGAGAGCCTGTATCAGGTCAACGAGACGGACGGCATCGCGACCGTCGTCTATTGCGGCCCGGACCCGCTTCCGGTACCGCATCGTGTCATGGATGAGCTGATGGCGCGTGCGGACGAGGATGGGCTGGTCGGGGTTGTCGATCGGACGGCCCGCAATAAATTTGCGCCCGGCGCCGTGGTGAGGTTCGTCGAGGAATCGCCGCTCCGTGGTTTGCTTGCCGCCGTCGATATTGACACCGGCCCCAATGTTCGGGTATGGGTTAGCCTGTTGGGAAAGAAGCAAAGTGTTTCCGTTGCGCCCAACACGATAGAAGCGGCTTGAATGCCGCGCAGCGTCGCTAAGCCGGCCCCTGGTCGTCAGGACAGTCTCGGTAAGCGGCTCGCCATTTTGGCTGACGGCGTTTCGGCGCTGTCTTTGCTGTCCCCAACACATTCCGTCCCTGCTGCTGGCCGCTCCTGGCGAAAGCCCCGAGCCGGTGCTCCCTGCCGCTCACGGCCTGTGCGCATGGGGCGGGAACTAACATCATGAACCTTTCAGGAGAAGACAGAAATGAGCGACGTTCAGGTAGCGCGTAATCTGGCGATGGTCGGGCAGGGACAGGAGGCGCTACAGCGCGGTCTCGGCAATCCAAACGAGGACTACATTGAGGCGCAGCGCAGGCATATCGACCAGCAAGTGCGGGCGCAGAGCGTGGACATGGCCGTTCGCAGCGGCGTTGCCCCGCAGGAGCTTTTGACTCAAGCGCGTGAAATCTACGAATTCATCATCGGCGACTGAGCCATCCTAACACCATGAAAGCAGTCTAACACATGTCCAAGATACGTCGCATCGGCAACGTCCTGAACGGTAGCGAGGTCGAGACCGATGCTGACCGCGTCGCGGCCGTGCGTGCTTGGGCATTGGACGCGCTATACGAGGTTATTGCCGAGCAGCGTGCTGCTTGCAAGCTCTGCAACGATTTCGGCTATGTCTATCTGGTGGACGAAGACCCCAACGACCCGAACGGCACCATCAAAACGCAGCGCGATTGCTGGGAATGCGGCGCTGAAACAAATTGAATTCAATCAGAGGAAAAACAAATGGCCAAGCGCGGCGGGAAACGCCCAGGCGCCGGCCGTCCAAAGGGTAGCCGTGACACCGCAACGATAGAGCAGCGTGGGACGATCGAGGAATTGGCGCGGGCCAACTCGCCCACGGCCATGGCCACTCTGGTGACGATTGCGACCACAGGCGAAAGCGAGGCGGCGCGGGTTTCTGCGGCTAACTCCATCCTGGACCGCGGCTACGGCAAGCCGATGCAGGCCATGGAGCACTCCGGTAAGAACGGCGCTCCGCTGATTCCGGTGATTAATGTCACAATTGACGGCGGAGCTTAACTTTCGCCTGCACGCCAAGCAGGGCGTGGCCTTCCGCACCGAGGCAACGGAAGTTCTGTACGGCGGGGCGGCCGGTGGCGGGAAAAGCCACCTGATGCGCGTTGCCGCGATTGTCTGGTGCTCCAAGATACCTGGGCTGCAGGTTTACCTGTTCCGGCGAATCAAGGACGATCTGGTCAAGAACCACATCGAGGGGCCCAAAGGGTTTCGGGCGCTTCTGGGTTCCTGGGTCCTGGCTGGCCTCGTGCAGATGGTCGAGGATGAGATACGGTTCTGGAACGGCTCCAAAATCTACCTCTGCCACTGCAAGGACGAGAAGGACCGGATGAAGTATCTCGGGGCTGAGATACACGTCCTTCTCATTGATGAGCTGACGACCTTTACCGAGACGATCTACCGCTTTCTCCGCGGCCGTGTCCGTGCCGTTGGCCTGCCCGAGTTGCCGCCTGAGTATCAGGGCAGGTTCCCGCGTATTCTATGCGGCTCGAACCCCGGCGGTGTCGGGCACCAGTTCGTCAAGTCGGCTTTCATTGACAACGCCACCCCGCTGGCGATCAGGGCCACCTCGGACGGCGAGGGCGGGATGTCGCGGCAGTATATTCCGGCCCGGCTCAACGACAACCCGGCGATGGCCAAGGATGACCCGCAATACCGGGCCCGGCTTCGCGGGCTTGGCAGCGAGGCGCTTGTCCGGGCGATGGAAGAGGGCGACTGGGATGTCGTCGCTGGGGCGTACTTCGACTGCTGGCGGGCTGACCTGCACATCATCCACCCGTTCCAGATGCCGGAGCACTGGCTGCGGTTTCGCTCTGGGGACTGGGGCTCGGCCAGGCCGTTTTCCTTTGGCTGGTGGGCGGTTGCCAGCGAGGATTTCATTCACCAGGACGGCTTTGTCGTCCCGCGCGGCGCGATGATCCGGTACCGCGAGTGGTACGGGGTCAGGAAGACCGACGAGGGGCAGGTCGTCGCGAATACCGGCCTGAAGATGGTCGCGGAGACGGTGGGCCTTGGCCTGGCTCGTCTGGAGGCGGCAGACCCGCCCGGCTCGGTTCGCTATGGCGTGCTCGATCCCTCAGCGTTCGCGGAGGACGGCGGCCCGTCCATTGCCGAGCGGATTTACCGGGGTTCGGATAAGAAAATCCTGTTCCGGCCCGCGGATAACCGCCGGGTGCCGCAGCGTGGCGCGATGGGTGGCTGGGACCAGATGCGGTCTCGCCTGATCGGCCTGGACGGCAAGCCGATGATATATTGCTTCACGGTCTGCCACGATTCCATCCGCACCATCCCGTCGCTGCAACACGACGAGCTGCGACCAGAGGACCTGGATACCAACGGCGAGGACCACGCCGGAGACGAATGGCGCTATGCGTGCATGTCCCGCCCATGGACCAGGCCGACGCCCGAAGACGACAAACCCCTAGAGGACTGGCGCAACCAGACCATGGACGACATGTGGAAAGACCATGACAAGCGCCGCCACGGCGCGGGCGGGATGATATGAACGGGAACTTGCGGGATATTATTGCCACAACGATTCGATACCGGAGCCGCCGCTACAATTACACATTGCCCAATGCGGTGGTGTTGGAGCGGACGCTTTCGGCCGTGGAAGCATTGGGCGAAGACGCGAGCGTTGGCGCGGCGATTGAAGTGATGGCCAACACGTTGAATACGTACGAGATATTGTGCTATGATAGCTACTACTGGACTGGCCGCCCGACCAGCATGACGATGCGTGCGCGGGCCTGATGGCCGAAGACACCCGCGCCGTCGAGACAACCGAGGACTTCGGCAAGGGCGAGGCTGCCAAGGTCTCGCGGTATCTTGCCGAAATCAAGGCGTACGACACGCACTTCAAGCCCTGGGACGAGCGGTGCAAGAAGATCGTCAAGCGCTACCGTGACGAGCAGGAGACGGACACCACGCAGCGCCGGTTCAACATCCTGTGGTCCAACGTTCAAACGCTTGGCCCTGCGTTATACGGCCGCAAGCCCATTCCCGACGTGTCCCGCCGGTTCAAGGATCGCGACCCCATCGGCCGGGCGGCGTCGACCATCCTGGAGCGCTGCCTCGGCTATTCGGTGGACGCCTACGACTTCGACAGCGTGGCCAAGAGCACGCGGGACGACTACCTGCTGACGGCCCGCGGCACGGCGTGGGTGCGGTATGTCCCGCATTTCGGGGACGAGACGAAGGACAAGATATTCCTCCAGACGGTCGAGGACGACGCCGGCACGACCTATCAGGACGAGGGCGGGAATGTCGTCGAGAGCCCTGAGATGGAGGGCGACCGGGCCTACACCATGGGCGAGCCCTATACGCCGGTAGCCTATGAGGAGGCGGTCTGCGACCATATCCCGTGGGAGGACTTCGGCCACACACCTGCTCCGAAATGGGAGAAAGTAACGGCGGTCTGGAAGTGTGAGCGCATGACCCGCAAGCAACTGGTCGAGCGCTTCGGTGAGAAACTGGGTAAGGAAGTCCAGCTAACCGAGCGCGCCACTGGGATTGCCAAGGCCGAGTCCGAGAGGCACGGCGACGTGTTCATGCGCGCCAAGGTCTACGAGATCTGGGACCGGACGGACAAGAAGGTCATCTGGATATCTCCCGGCTACCGGGAAAGCTGCCTTGACGAGCAGGACGACCCGCTGCACCTGAACGGGTTCTTCCCTTGCCCGAAGCCGCTGTACGGCACGATGACCACGGACAGCCTCGTGCCGGTGCCGGATTACGTGGAGTATCAGGCGCAGGCTCTTGAGCTGGATACGCTCACCCAGCGCATTTCGCTGCTGATCGACGCCATCCGGGTTGTCGGTATCTACAACGGCGAGATTGCGGACCTGCAGAACATGCTGCAGGGCCAGGAAAACCGCATGATCGCGGTGAATGACGGCGCCTGGGCCATGTTCGCGGAGAAGGGCGGCCTCAAGGGGCAGGTGGATTTCTTCCCCGTCCAGGAGGTTGCCACAGTATTGCAGATCCTCGCCGAGAGCCGCGAGCGCATCAAGCAGGACCTGTTCGAGATATCCGGCATCAGCGATATCGTGCGTGGACAGGTCGACCCCAGGGAAAAGCTGGGCCAGTCGCAGATGAAGGGTCAGTTCGCCACGCTGCGATTGCAGGATCGTCAGTCCGAGATGAACCGGATCGTCCGGGATTTGCTGCGGCTGAAGGGCGAGATCATCGCCGAGCACTTTTCTCCCGAGAGCCTAATGGAGATGTCCGGCTGGCGCGAGACCATGGAAGCCAAGGTGCTTGACCGGGCCCGCGACAAGGCGGTTGCCGAGATGGAGCAGATGCGCCAGCAACTGATGGAGGCGCAGCAGACCGGCCAGCAGCCGCAGATGCCCATGGCGATGCCGGAGATCCCGCCGTCCTCGGGTGAGGTGTTCGAGCAGGCCGTGCAGTTATTGCGTGACGACCGGCTGCGGACGTTCCGGGTTGATATCGAGTCCGATTCGACGGCGTTCGAGGACCAGCAGGCGGAGAAGCAGGGCCGGACTGAATTGCTGACGGCCATCGGTGGGTATCTCCAGCAGTCGGCGGTCATCGTCCAGAGCGCGCCGGAGATGAAGCCCTTGTTGGGGCATCTCCTGTTGTTCGGCATCCGGGCATTCAAGCCGGGCCGGCATGTGGAGGCGATGTTCGAGGAGGCGCTGGAGGACATGGAGATGGCCCCGCCGCCGCAGCAGGAGGGCGATCCTGCCATGATGGCGGCGGCCAAGGTGGAGC